GTTCGCCGATCCGATCCAGGCGAGGCCTATTGCCCTCAAGTTCATCCCAGTACGCACGTGCTGCTTTGCCAAAGGTCTGGTCGCTCATCATCGCCTCCTGCTTGCGATCACCGGGGCGGCGGGTGTCATGAGGAGGTAGGGCTCTATCAGGGGGAACGAGCCGCCTCTTCACTCTTCGCAGGTCAGGGTTGGCTAGGTGTCCGCCGCCCCGGTGATGAAGAAATACATAACGTAGTGCCTAAGAGCGGTCAATACGTTTCGTATAGAGTGTGAACAAAAAAAAATTCAGAAGACGATGTCTGCATACTTCCCAACGACGCGTCCCATCACTGTCGCGCCCTTCTCAAGATCAATGTCGGTAATGACACCGAACCGGCTATCCGTAGAGTGACCTGTCGTGCGCAGAGTGGAGCCGTTAACCGCAGAAATGCGCCGGACAGAGATCTCCTCAGTGCCGAGCTGCTCGCGCTTGAAGGCGATAAAAAAGCCCGGCTCAATCTCGGTCACGTCCACAGGTTCGCAGACGGCGTACTCACCCTGCCCGATCACCTTGTTGATGGACTGGTCCACGATCTTTAGCGCAAAGCGTGAAATCGGGTGATCGTCTGGAACTGTAATGGTTTTATCGCTTGTTTGCGACAAGGATGGATCACGCCAGACGCCCACAGCGGCTTCCCCGATCACACGGATGCCAACTCCGCTTGGCGTTGCGTCTTCTACAGCTGCGCCGATCAGTTCGCCAAGAGGGACCCCGAAGGCTTTAGCGTAGACTCGCGCAATAGCAATACGCAAGCCGCGAATTCCGTTTTCGTGACTGGTGTAGGTGACTTCCTTCCAGCCGTAGTGTCGCGCAGCCTCAGCCGCACTCGCGAAGCCTCGCGCGATCCTTGCCCTACGGAGTTTGTCGGCCGGTGTCCCCATGGGCGGGCAACCTAGTGGGCAAAACAATTCAATACGCATTGACGTAGCACCCTACGTTGCGTATTGTCGCCCTATGGATGACGTTCGCACACTCATTGGCAAATGGCCAAACCTGAAAGCCTTCGCGGCCGACATTCGTGTGGCTTACGTGACGGCGCAGGTGATGAAGCACCGCAACTCGATCTCCCCGGACTACTGGCCGCTGATGGTTTCGGCGGCTGAGAAGCGGGGGATCAAGGGCGTTTCCTACGAGACCCTAACGAAGACAAGGAAGCCGCGCCGCCCTTTGGGGCGAACGCGAAAGCTTGAGCCGAGGGTCGCTGCATGAGTTCCTGCCGCGCGTGCGGGGTGGCCTGACCGGAACTGGCCAATCCCGGAAACCCCGCCCGACCCTGATCCGGCAGCGCGGCAGTTCCAGTTCCAGTGCGTATTTGTCGAGTGCGTAACCCCGGCCTCATCAGCCGGACGGATGGGTCGTGTGCTGGCGATCGCGAGTCGAAGCGCGATCGCCAGTACGTCGGGCAACCGAGACCGGGCCGCAGCTGGCCTCCAGACATCCGTCCGCCTCATGAGACCGACCAGTGCGTGCGTTCAACCGATTGCCAGAGCCATGACGTGGACACGCGAGCGCATCGAGCGGCTGACCCTGCTCTGGGCAGACCGCCGACTGACGGCAACAGACATCGCCGCCAAGCTCAACACCACGCGTAATTCGGTGATCGGCAAAGCGCACCGGCTTGGCCTTCCGCATCGCAAGGAAGCCCCGGCACGCAAGCGACTTCTGAAAGCAGCCTGACAAGTAAAAACCCCGCCAGTGCGAATGGCGGGGCTGATTAGTGCTCGCGTATCCAGCATTCGAGGTGCTGAATGACCGACAATATAGCGACAGTTCGTGGCAAGAACAAGTCAAAGCAGCTTCCGTGGTTCCGGTTTTACACGGAAGCTCTAGATGATCCCAAGGTTCAACGGCTTCCGCCGCACCTTTTCAAGACTTGGGTCAATCTGCTCTGCATCGCAGGCAAGAATAACGGCAAGTTGCCGAGCATAGACGACATTGCTTTCAAGCTTCGTCTGTCGTCGCAGGATGCGGAACAGCAGCTCTCCGAATTGATCCTCGCCGGTCTCATCGACATTACCGACGAAGGCCGCTCTCCGCACAATTGGGCTGCCCGTCAATACGTTTCTGATTGCAGCACGGAACGTGTGCGGAAGTATCGGGAAAAAAAGGCTGAAACACAATGTAACGTTTCAGTAACGGCGAGTGAAACGGCCCCAGAGCAGATACAGAACAGAACAGACCCAGAAGACGCGCAGGCGCGCGAACCTGGGGGGCAGGTTGATCGCCAATGGGCGGAAGCCTATTGCCGGGGAATTGACATCAAGGGCGGCAAGACCGCCAAGAGCGCTCGAGCTCAGCTTCGCACGAAGGGCGAGCTCGACGGCAGCACCGGCATCACCCTTGAAAACGGCAAGCTGAGCGTTACCAACGGATCATCGGCAGCCTTAGCCAGCGAGTTCCCCGGCATCGACCTCGCCGCCGTCTGCAACCGCGCCGCGCCCGAGCTCATGCGGCAGAACTATCCGACCCATGACGACGCCATGGCCGTGTTGCGCAAGTGGGCACAGATCGCGCAGGAAACAGCCAGCAAGCCGACACAGAAGGCCGCCGAGCCGGACTTCGCGGCGATGACCAAGGGCACCGTGCGCCACGCCAAGCCAGCCCCCGGATCGGTGATGTTCCCGGAGGTGCATTGATGCTTGATCAGGCACTTCGCGAGCCGCCGCACGATATTGAACTCGAGCAGGCTATTCTTGGCGCCGCCCTGTTTCGCAACACGACGCTAGACAAGATCGGAAATCTACAGCCCGACGACTTCTACGAGCCCCTGCACCAAGCCTTGTTCGCCGCTATGCAGGAGCAGTGGCAGACCTCCAAGGCAGTAAACGTCCCGATGCTGCGCCGGATCATCCAGGAGCAGCCGCGCGTCACTGACGAACTCAGCACGGCCGAATATTTGCAGCGGCTTATATCGATTGGCGATGCGTCCAACGTTTACGCCCTTGCTGAGCAGCAACGCGACTATGCCAGCCGCCGCAAGCTGGTCGAGATTGCTGGCTCGATCGACCGAGCCGCTCGAGACTTTGGCGTACATGCGCTCGAGACCGGAAACATTGCGTTGCAGGCGATCGACGACATCATGGCAGCGGCCCGCGTCAAGCGGACATGGCGCACGGCGGGCGAGGCCATGCGCGAGGTCATGGACTACCTGCTGACCGACAAGACCGATCTCAGCATGACGACGGGGTTCCAAGGCTTGGACCGCGTGATCGGTGGCTGGCGGCGCAAGCAGTTCGCCATCCTCGCCGGTCGCCCCAGCATGGGCAAGTCCACCGTTGCTCTCGGCTCGCTGCTACGGACCGCGCAACAGGGCGTCGGCGTTGTGCTGTTCAGCCTTGAGATGGATCGCGTTTCAATGATGGCCCGCTGCGTATCCGATCTGGCGTGGTCTGGTGATGATCGTCTGCCATATGTCGATATCCTGGCTGGAACTCTTAGCCAACGGCAGGAAGAAAAGGTAGGCCGTATTACCGCGCACTACGAAAAGCTGCCGATTATCGTGGATGAGCAGCGCGGTCTGATGGCTGCCGAGATTGCTGCCAGAGCCCGCACCTACGCCAAGCAATTCGAGCGCGACGGCATCAAGCTTGGCCTCGTGGTGGTTGACCACCTCGGGCTGATCAAGCCGTCCGGCCGCTACGCCGGCAACAAGGTCAACGAGGTTGGTGAAATCTCCGACGCGCTGGCCACACTTGCCAAGGATCAGGACGTGGCCGTGGTGGCGCTGCAGCAGCTCAACCGTGGCACCGAAGGCCGCGAGAACAAGCGCCCGACGCTAGCCGATCTGCGAAACTCTGGAGACCTCGAGCAGGACGCTGATCTGGTCTGCTTCGCATACCGACAATCTTACTACCTCGAGCGCACCAAGTGCGATCCCGGAAGCCAAGCCGAGCTGCAGCGTCAAACGGAGTTGGAGGCATGCCGCAACACCCTGGACATCCTGATCGCCAAGAACCGCAACGGCCCGACGGACACGGTGACGATGTTCTGCGACATGGCGAGCAACGTGGTGAGGGATTTGGCATGACCATTATGACCCTGAGCGAAGCGGCGAAACTCGACAAGCGCAAGCATCCGCGCATGTACGCAGAGCACGGCTTCGAGCTCGACCCGGTGATCTACCGGACGCGGCAATGGTCCGTGACCGAGTTCGGCTTGGAGAACCACGTCGGCCCTTGGCGCTATTACATCCCGTGGGCCGACATCCGCCCAACGCCGGAAGGCCAGCACGGCTGGGAAGAGCATATGGCCGAAAAGAATTGGGTGGACACGGACTCATTCGGTGACGCCTTCCGCTACGCGCTTCGGCTGAAAGAGCGGGGCTACCAGCCGCCGGAGAAATCACATGAGTAACACCAACATCCGCCAGTACGCCGACCAGCTCTCTGACGTGTACGTTCGTATGGAGGACTGCAAGGTCGAGGCTCAGGCGATCATCGACGCCGCCAAGGAAGCCGGCGTGAACACCAAGGCTCTGCGGAAGGTCGCCCGCGAGCTCGTGATGCAATCCGACAAGCTGGCACAGCGGTACGAAGATGAACTGCAAATAGATCTATTCAGGGACCAGATCGGCATCAGAGAGCGCAAGGGCCTCTCTAGGACCTCGGAGGCACAGGCAGCATGAGCCCCCGCAAGGAAGTCATCGGGAACTGTGAACTATGGCTAGGGGATTGCAGGGAAATCCTGCCGTCGCTTGAAGGCTTATTCGATCTCGTTTGCGATCCCCCGTATGGGCTGGGTGATCTCTGGCAAGGCGGCGCGAAAAAATGGCCGCTTGCCGCCGGAGGCGCTGCGCCGAAGATATGGGACATGGAGCCGTCAGAGGGCTTGCTTCCTGCGATCAAAGTGGCTCGTGAGGCGATTGTCTGGGGCGGTAACTATTACCCGCTTCCGCCGAAGCGCGGATGGCTGATCTGGGACAAGATCGTTCGCAGCTTCTCATCAGGCCACGTCGAGATGGCGTGGACGACTTTGGATCAACCAACTCGCGCATTCAACTACGCAAACGGCGAACTTGCATCAGAAGGCAAAGTCCATCCGACGCAAAAGCCGCTGCCGCTGATGATTTGGTGCATTCAGCATTTAGCCGACGACGGTGCGACTATCCTTGATCCTTTCATGGGCAGCGGGACAACAGGAGTCGCCGCAACCAAACTGGGGCGGACGTTTCTCGGCATCGAACGCGAGCCCAAGTATTTTGACATTTCTTGCCGCCGCATTGAGGAAGCCACCAAGCAGGGTGACCTCTTTGTTGAACAGCCCCGTCCCAAGGCCGAGCAGCTCAGCCTATTGGTGACGCCATGACCACCGGCCGCAAGCCCCGCCTAAAGTCCGTCAAGGTGGTCGACGGCAAGCTGGTCCGTGTCCGCCGGTTTGTCGCCGGTCAGGACAGGAAGGTTCTCGAAGCGAAAGCAAAGAAGCTGGAGGCAGCATGGCTGGCCAAATCCAAAACGCGGTGATCTTCACGCCCGACAGGTGGCGTGCCTTCTGGTGTCTCTTGGCCGTGTTCTTCCTGGGATGGTGGATGCTGTGACTGACAATGAATTCCGACAGAAACTTATCGACGTCCTCCAATCCATGGCAGGAGGGCAACTGCATGGGCCGTCAGGACTAGAGGGATTGGCTATGGCCATGGCTGGCGCTCATTTCGTGGAGCAAGACGAACAAAACTTAGCTAGCGCGATTTACGCAGTTTCTGGGGCGCTGGAGCGCATAGCGGACGCGCTGGAGAAAGACGAATGACCTTTCTCCTTATCGTCATTGCCATGAGCAGCGGCGGCCCTACCCGCGAATACAAATACCCCATGCCCGACCGGGATTCCTGTCTCAACGCGCTCATCTCTGCGACCTACACCAAAGGCATGATCAACACCGCTTTCACCGCGTTCTGCGTCCCGGCTCAGGAGGCGCCCAAGAATGACGAGAGCCCAGCTTCGCGCTGATGCCGAGTTTTGCCGTTCCGCCGGCGTTCCCCTGACCTGTTCACCTAACCTTGTGCTCGAGTTGCTCGACGAGGCCCTATTCCATGACAGCTCTCAATCTCTACTGGGCAAAGCCGAACACGGAAAAGAAGGCCGCCAAGGAGCTGCGTCAGGCCAAGATCAAAGCCTACGTGCCCAAGGAGAAGCGCGACGGGCAGAAGAAGTACACGCCAACGGCAAACGGCTACATCGCCGCCGCGTCCAAGCCGCATGACGCCGTCTACGTGAAGCAGCAGATCAGCGGCGGGACCGTTACCCGTCAGGAATGGCGCAAGCTCTACGTCCGCAGCAGCCGCACGCAGCGCTATCACAAGTTCGCAACCGGCGAGATTGTGCAAAAGATCATCGGCAAGAACGCCTCCACGCTGGTCAAAATCACCGAGTGCTTCGGCTCCGGCTGGTACGAGATCGAGTTCGAGATGATGGGCAAGACATTCCGCAACAAGATCCACGAGCGGGACCTTGCGAAGCAGGGGCAAATCATCTATGAGCCGGGTTAGCGGACGAGCGCCAATTGACCACGTTCTGCTGTCGCGTGGTGCAGAACGGTGAGGCGCCCCGGAGGATAGCTGTATCCTCACCCCTCCATAAATGCGCCTACAATTCAGGCCCCGCTACGCTACACACAAAGCGCGGGGCCTATTCCAGAGTACTCACGGCGGTACTGGTGACATCCCATCCGGCCCTGCCTCTAAGCTGACCCGCGACAGACTAACTCGACCGCTTCGTGAGTATATATAGCCCGTTTAAGTGGCGAAATCTCGGCATGCAAAGGTATCAGGACGCATTCTGTGATGCTCTCCCTTTCGATCCTGCACGCGTGGATGTTCCCACCCCTCGCAGCCGCCGGATGGGCGCTATGGTCTCTAAAACCCAGAACGCGATCGTCGCCACCGCCGTATCAATTCTATTTCTTCTAGGGCTCGCCTGCATCGTCGGCGGCCCTGTCTGGCTCATCAAGCATCTTCACCACTGACCGTACCGCGTCTCCCAATCCCGCAAGGAGACACGATCCGCTATGTCCAACAAGGCAATCCGCTTCATCATTCGAGGCGCCGCCGTCTACGCCGCAGTTGCGATCGTGGGCGGCATGGCCATCCTCAATTTCCGCTTCGCCTCCAAGCTCAGCAACGACGCTGTCGATTCCTGGACTTATGGCGCAATGGCCGTGGCTCTTGTGCTGTTGTCCACCCTTGTCCTGCTGATGATCGAGGCCGCCTGGGCACGCAAGAATCGCAAGTCTGCCGTTGCCCTGGCTTCGGTCGGCGTGTTCTTTGCTGGTTGGGCCCTCCTGATGAGCGCCGGCCACATCACCAGCAACCGCGTCACGGTCGGCAACACCGCCGACCACTCGAGCCATAAGCTGGCTAGCCTCATGGACGATGAGAAACGCATCCGCGCCGAACTCGTCAAGCTGTCTGACGCTATGGTTCCGGGTGTGGCCATTCAGAACGTCAATTTCCTGACCACCGGCCCGGGCGCCAGGGTGTTCAAGGCCGCTGAGAACTGCTCTGACCCAACCAGCAAATCCCAGCGGGACTATTGCGGCAAGTACATTCAGGCAAAAGCCGAAGTCGACAAGGCTCAGCGCGCCGATGCCCTCAAGACAGAGCTGATCCAGGTCGAGACCAAGATTTCGCTGCTTGGCCCCCGCAAGGTCGGCGACGGACAGGCCGCAGCCCTGCAAGGCGCCTTCGGCGGAGATACAGAGACATTCTCTAAGCTGCTCTCGTTCATGCAGGCCGTCGTCGGTTTGCTGGCGGAGGTCTCCGTGATGCGCATTATGATTGCTTTGTTCGGATGGAGGCCTGAGGAACTCGTCGGCGGTTACTCGCCCGTTCTCGACAAAATTGCAGATCAGGCCGTCGCTCATGTCGACGGTGTCCCGAAAAAGATAGACCGCTTCCTTGCCAACCACATCGTTCGCACAGAGGCCGGCCTTTCTCCCATGACTTTCGAAGTCAAGCTAACGTAAAATTTCACGTGAAACGCAGATACAACAAAACGCCATGGCAGCGCGTACCGTCAAAGTGAAACACGACGACCAAACACGCGAGAAGATTAGGACCAGTCAGCTCCTAAATCGCTTGCATGCATATGCACTTAGCGAAGACGACCCTCAGACTGGTCGGCCTGTTGAGTTAAATGGTACTCAGGTCAAGGCTATAGAGGTTCTTCTTCGCAAGTCGCTTCCTGATTTGCAGTCCATAGAAGGCAACATGGACTTGCATCATCACCAGCATGAAGAGGCGCTGAAAGACCTCGAATGAGCAGCCTTGACGATCGCGAGCGCGCGATACGCCAAAAGCTCAAGGACGACTTCGAGCACTATTCCTCGAAGTGCCTCCGCATCAGGACCAAGGCGGGCGATGTACAGCCGTTCCGGCTCAATCGCTCGCAATTGTATTTGCACGGGAGACTGCAGGCCCAGCTCGAGCGCAACGGTAAGGTTCGCGCTCTTGTCCTCAAAGGACGTCAGGTCGGCATCTCCACCTATATCGCTGGCCGCTTCTATTGGCGCATCTCGCATCGCTTCGGCGTGCGCGCATTCATCCTCACGCACCTCGATACCGCATCCGACAATCTGTTCGGCATGGCCAAGAGGTTCCACGAGAACTGCCCCGAGCTTGTCCGCCCGATCACCGGCAAGGCCAACGCCAAGGAGCTTTCTTTCTCCGCGCTTGATAGCGGCTATAAGGTTGCGACGGCTGGCACGTCTGAGGTCGGCCGTTCTGAGACTATTCAGTTCTTCCACGGCTCCGAGTGCGCATTCTGGCCCAACGCACAGAACCACAGCGCCGGCATCCGCCAGGCTATCGCCAATGTCCCTGGAACCGAGGACATCAGAGAGAGCACCGCCAACGGCATTGGCAATGCTTTCTACGCTGAGTGGAAGGCAGCCGAGCGCGGTGACAGCGAATATGAGCCGATTTTCATCCCGTGGTTTTGGCATGAAGAATACGTCACAGACGCCCCCGGTGATTGGTCGCCTCCAGAAGCCTGGATCGATTACGAGAACGCCTACAAGCTCGAGCGCGCCCAAACCTATTGGGCATGGCTCAAGAACCGAGAGTTGTCCGTATTGGCCGGCGGCTCGCCCAATGAGCCGTGCTGGCAGTTCAAGCAGGAATACCCGGCCAACGCCGACGAAGCCTTCCAGACCGCCGGCGCCGATGCCTTCATTGCACCGGCTCATGTGATCAAGGCCCGCAAGAATACCGTTGCAGGCTATGGCCCGATCATCTTAGCCGTCGATCCGGCCCGCGGTGGTGGCGACAAGACCGGCATCGTTGATCGGCAGGGGCGCAGGCTTGGCGGTCACGTTTGCAAGCGCATCGATAGCAACGACCTTATGGCGACGGCTGGCGAGATCCAGCAGATAGCTAAGGTCGTGAAGCCGGCAAAGATCGTCATCGACACGACGGGATTGGGTGCTGGCCTTTACGATCGCTTGCGAGAATTGCTCGGGGATCTGGTGGAAGGCGTCAACTTCGCCTCGAAAGCCTACGATCACCAGCACTATTCGAATCGCCGCGCAGAGATGTGGGATCTGATGCGCCAGTGGCTGAACGATCCAGCCGGCGTGCAGGTGCCCGACAGCGACGAATTGCAGGGCGACTTGTGCGCCATCGTCCGCGGCCCCGGTGCAACCCGCTTTAACTCATCCAACCAGCTCGTGTTGGAGCCAAAGGACCACGTAAAGGAGCGCCTCGGGTTCTCGCCTGATCTTGGCGACGGATCGGCGCTCACGTTCGCCGTTGATCTGAGCATGACGAAGGCTGAAGACTGGTCCTTCGGCAATAGCCCGATGCAGGCCGAAAGCGGATGGCTCAGCGCATGACGAAGACCTCTTACACAGAGCGCGGCTTCAAGTTCGAGGTTGATGAGCGCGAGGCGCATATCACGTCTTTTGCCGCGATGAAGAAGATCAGCATTCCGCTCGTCAACGGTGAACTGCCGCCGAATGCTGTCGCCATTGCCATGCGTGAACTCCGCGCCTTCGAGGCAATGAAGAAAGCCACACGAGAGGCCACAGACATTGGCTAGCCTCGGCTACGGGCAACCCGCCCAGTCCGAACGCAACTCAGACGCCGAACCGAGCGCAGAGACGCGGGACGACAAGTCTCTCGTTCAGGAAGCGCGCGACCGTCTTGAGCAGGCCTACCAGTTCGAGCGGGAGAACCGTCGCGAGAGCGCGATGGATATGGCTTTCCTTGCCGGCTACCAGTGGCCGGAGAGCATCCGCAAGGAACGCCAGGCCGCCGGCCGTCCCATCCTGACGATCAACCGCCTGCCGCAGTTCATTCGGCAAGTGACGAATGACATCCGGCAGGCTGATCTCGCAATCAAGGTCTTGCCGGTCGACGACAACTCAGACCCTAAGCTGACGAAGATCTACAACGGGCTACTGCGCCAGATCCAATACCAGTCGAGTGCAAAGCACGTTTATGGAACTGCGGCCGAGCATCAGGTCGCCTGCGGCATCGGCTGGTTCCGGGTCTGCACCGAATACGTCGATGACGAGGCCTGGGAGCAGGAACTCCGCCTTAAAGCCGTTCGCAATCCGCTCTCTGTTTATTGCGATCCTGCCGCCGTCGAGCCAGATCGCTCCGATGCGGAATGGATGCTCGTCACCGAGATCATCCCGACAGCCTCGTTCAAGAAGCTCTACCCGAAGGTATCGCTTGACGGTGTTGATCCGCCGACCGATGGCACGGGAGACCGTCTGACTTGGCTCACCCGCGACGGCGTGCGCATCGCCGAATATTGGGTCCGCAAGAAGGTCAAGAAGCTGCTCGGCCTCACCGATACGGGTGAGACCATCGACATGAACAAGCTTGATCCGCAGGTCGCCGAGCAAGCGCAGGCCATGGGTCTGATCACCAAGACCCGCATGGCCGACAGCTACGAAGTCGAGCAATACCTGATTTCTGGATCAGCCGTGCTGGCCGGGCCGTTCAAGTGGGCTGGCAAGTATATCCCTCTTGTCCCGGTCATTGGCTCGGAAGTCCCGCTTGAAACCGCGATTATGCGGCACGGCCTCATCCGCTTTGCCCGCGATCCGCAGCAGCTCTACAACTACAACCGCACGGCAGCCGCCGAAACGCTGGCGCTGCAGCCAAAGTCCCCGTGGCTCGTGACCTTTAAGATGATTGCGAAGGTCAAGGGCATCTGGGACAACGCTGGCAAGACGAATACGCCGTATCTGCCCTATGAGCCCGACGACAAGGCACCCGGCGCACGCCCGACGCGCGAACATCCGCCCGAGATGCCGGTCGCGTTCGCCAACGAAGCGCAGATTGCAGACCAGGACATGAAGGCGACGACGGGCATCTATGATGCTTCGCTTGGCGCTAAGAGTAACGAGACCTCCGGCATCGCAATTCGCAACCGCGAGAGGCAGGGCGACACCGCGAATTATCACTACGCCGACAACCTGCAGCGCAGCATGTGGCATTGCGGGCGTATCCTGATCGACCTTATCCCGAAGATCTACGACACCGAGCGCACCGTCCGCATTCTAGGCGAGGACGACAGCGAAGAGCTCGTCAAGATCAACTCGACGGGCTTTAACCAGCTTGGCATGCCTACCGTGCTCAACGATCTGAGCCAAGCCCGCTTCGATTGCCGTGTATCTATCGGCCCGAGTTATGCGACGAAGCGCATGGAAGCCGCGGACACGCTGCTCGAATACCTCAAGACCGATCCGCAGGCCGTGCCGCTGGTGCGCGACTTGGTGGCCAAAAACTTCGATTGGCCAGGGTCCGACGAGATGGCGAAGCGGTTCCGCAACACCATCGACCCGAACCTGTTGGTTGACCCGGACGATCCCAACTCGCCGCCGCCACCTCCGCCGCCGAACCCGCTTGACGATCCGGTTATTCGCTCCGAGATCGTGCTCCGCGATGCGCAGGCAGAGAAGGCCTATGCGGACGCAGCGAAGTCGCGCGCCGAGCTTGCCGGCTGGATGCCGCCGCAGCCGTTGCCGCCTCCTGAGGCCGTGCTGATGCCGCCTCCTGCCCAGCCCATGCCACCGCAAGGCATGCCCGAGCCCGACATGGATCAGCAGGGCGGCCCGAGCGACTTCGACGCCGACAACATGATGCAAGGCGGAGGCGGAATGCCGATGCAGCCCCAGATGCCCGCCTAGATGTACCGGACGCCGAAGCGAAACCGAACGCGATCAAAGTGATCACCCTCTGGAGGAAGCGAAAAGACGGTCACACAGAATTGTCCCAGCATTTGCCAAGAATATTGGCTGGGACTTATCGCTTCAGGTGGAGCGCCGATCTCAAACCGACCATGAGGGTTTTCAGCCCTGCACCGTTTGACAAGGTCCAAAATCTTCGGCGCGATGATCTCTTCTGCCTCGACGACGCGCATAGCCAAGAATGAAGCTGGCTGATCGATATCGAACCAGTGCGTAATCTCACCGATGGCCGGCTTTGGCCATTCCTTAGCAATGTCGACGACAGCCATCTTGGCCAGAATACTGTGCGTTAACAACGTATTCGATGTCGTTGGTTTTTCACTTCGTTTCTCGCGTCGAAACATCGGCTCTCTCCATCGTTGCGTGCGTCGATCATAGCGTAATCCGCGACCTTTCGCGCCACTCGTAAAGGCTTCTCCCCATGACTGAGACGACCCCCACGGATAAGGCCGCAAGTCCTGTTGCGTTGGATTCCGTTTCCGTTCCTGTCCCTTCGGCCGCAGTGCCGCCCACGACCAATGCCCCAGCCCAGCCCGAGGCTGCACCCGATCCGGCGAAAACCGCCGAGACGGACAATCAGGCAGGTGAAACCAAAGACGAGCAACCGCGCGGCGAGGACGGCAAGTTCAAGCCGAAACAGACCGCGGAGGATCGCAAGGCCCGTATCCGTGAGGATATCGGACGCCTGACGGCCGAGAAGCACTCGACGCAACGGCAGGTGGAAGCCCTCAGGGCGGAAGCCATGCGCTTGCAAAGGCAGCTTCAGGAGCAACCCGACCCGAGTGACCCTTACGACGCGCGCCACGCCACACGGCAGGCCGTGCGTGAGGATCGGCTGGAGCAGACCGTTGAGGCCGCCAGAAGCGCGGCTGCGGCAGTCGACACGGCCCGGGCGCGAGTGTTCCAGGCCAAGATCGAGGACGCACGCGAGCGCATCGAAGGCTTAGACGAAGGATTGCGGGCATTTGCCAGCCTTCCTGTTTCGTCTCCCGAGATGGCGGACCTGATCGCCGAAAGCGACAAGGCTCCTGAGCTGGCGAACTACCTCGGCCGCAATCCCGATGAGTTCCTTCGCATCTCTCGTCTACCACCGCACCTGCTGGGCGCTGAGCTGCGCACGATTGAGCTGGAAAAACTGAAACCGGCCAACACGCGCAAAACCTCCAACGCACCGCCACCGCCTCCGATGATCAACGGCACGTCGTCGCCTGCCTCGCCATCCGTGGCCGAGATGGGCGTCTCCGACCTGCAGAAGCTCATCTACAGCGCGCGGGTCTGATCCGACAGGACCTCTAGGAAATGAGCAACACGACATTGACCGCTGCCATCGTCGCGAAAGCGGCGCTGGCGATCCTCGACAACGAGCTGGGCGTCATCAAGACGTTCCATCGTGCGTATGAGGAAGAGTATTCGCAGCAGGTGAACGGCTACAAGATCGGCGACACGCTGTCGATCCGCAGGCCCGCCGACTTCACCGTTCGTTCGGGCGCAACGCTCAGCACTCAGGACGTGATCGAGGGCAAGGTCGATCTGACGATTGACCAGCAGATCGGCGTTGACTTCCAGTTCAGTTCGACCGACCTCACCTTGAAGGTCACGGATTTGGCCGAGCGCGTGATGAAGCCGGCCATGTCCAACGTAATCAACTACATGGCCAACGACGTGCTATCGACCATGTATAAGCGGCTTTATCACTGGGTCGGCACGCCCGGTCAGACGATCAACTCGTTTTCCGACTTTGCGCTTGGCCCGCAGCGTCTCGATACCATGGCCGTGCCCATGGACGACCGCAACGCGGTGCTCTCGCCCGGCGATTACTGGGGCATGCTGGGCAGCCAGACGGCCCTGTATATCCAGAATGCGGCTAGCGGTGCTTACCGTGACGGCTCTCTGGGCAAGATCGGCGGCGTTGACACGCGTATGAACCAGATGGTTCCCACGCACACGGTTGGCCCGCTCGGCGGCACGCCGCTCGTCAACGGCGCCTCGCAGAACGTCACCTACGACACGGCCAAGAACACCTGGACGCAATCGCTGATCACGGACGGTTGGACCGCTGCGGCGGCCTCCCGCGTCAAGGAAGGCGACGTGTTCAAGATCTACGCCTCGGGCACCTCGGGCGCCTACGTGAAGTGGGTCAACCCGAAGACCAAGGCGGTCACGGACCAAGACGCGACGTTCGTGGTCACGGCGGATGGCTCGTCTGACGGCTCGGGCAACCTGACGCTGACCATCAGCCCGCCAATCATCACGTCCGGCGTGTATCAGACCGTCAACGTTGCTCCGGCCGACAACGCCGGTCTGACGTTCATCGGCTCGGCCTCGACCGGCTACGCTCAGAACATGATGTACCACAAGAACACCATGGCTCTGGCTATCGTACCAATGGAAATGCCGGCCGCGGCCTACGGCGGCCACCGCGAGAGCTACAAGGGGCTCAGCGTCCGTGTCATCCCGATCTACGACGGCACGAACGACATCAGCAAATGGCGTCTCGACCTGCTCTACGGTCGAAAGGTCATCGACCCGCGCCTTGGCGTCCGCGTCAGCGGCTCGTAACCGATGACGACAGCGCGCGAGATCATCACCCGTGCGTTTTCCCTTCTCCAATACTACGGGGAAGGGGAAAGCCCGTCGGCGCAGGCCATGGCGGATGGTCTCGCCGCGCTCAATTCCATGATGGCGAGTTGGCACAACGACGGCCTTCTTGTCTTCTATCCGCCGAGCTCCAATTGGCTCGGCGATTGGAAGAAGAACTACGCTTACAACGTCAACGACGGTGTTTGTGTGGGTGGCAACACCTACACCTGCGCCGTCGTCAATACGTCCACGGCCAACGACGAGCCGGGGCGCTCGCCAAATTGGGCCGATTACTGGACGCTTTACGCCGAAACGCCGATGACGCTCGCCAGCACGTTCCCGCTCGGGCCCGCGCACGAGCGTGGCGTGCAAGCGCTGCTGTGCATGGACCTCGCCCCGCTGTTCAACGTGCCTATCTCGCCGCGCATCGAGCAAATGGCGAACGACGGCATGAACGGCATCTATGGCCAATACTTCAAGGTTCCAGAAGCTTCGTCCGACCCCGGCATTACGCGCATGCCTAGCCAAATCTGGCCCTACTCCGTCGCCTCGGTGTCCGGCTGATGCCGACGATCCCGCTTGTCTTCCCCAATCAGTCCAACCCCGGCCGGTTCTCCGCGAACGGATCGGCCCGTCTGGTGAACTGTTTCCGGGAAGAGCAGGGACCGGAAGGAACCGTCGACAAGCCAATCCATGCGTGTTCTGGTCTGTCGCTTTGGTCAACGCTGACCGGCGGATCAGGCATCAGGGCCGCTCTAGTCGTCGATACGTATCTGTATGTCGTGGCCGGGCGGCTGTTGTTTCGGGTGGACAGCGAGGGATCGGCCACGCAGATCGGCGCTATCCCGACTGACGGACCGGTCTACATGGGCCGCAACAGGGCCAATCCAACGCAGGTTGGCATCTGCTCAGCTGGGCAATTCTGGGTGCTGGTCGGCACCACGTTGACGCTGAATGCGGATCTGGACCTCCCGGCGGCTTCGTCTTTCGCGGTGCTTGACGGCTACGGCATCCTGCCGGGCTACGGCAATCAATGGTTCATCACGGACGTTGACGATTTCACGGCGATTGACCCTCTCGATTTCGCCAGCGCCGAGAGTTCGCCGGATGCCATCAAACGTGTAGCCGTTCGTGAGAATGAGCTTGTCATGTTTGGCGCGGACAGCATCGAGTGGTGGCGCAACACCGGAGAAACGTTCCCGTTCGGGCGGGTGACTGCGAAGCGCCTCGGGTGTTTGTCTGCTGCCTCGGTGACGCGGTTTGCTCAAACGTTGGCGTGGATTGCAACCGACGAGGATGACAACATCTTTGTCGCTGTCATGTCCGGCTATGACGGGCAACGCATCTCAACCCACGCCGTCGAGCGTGCCATTCGTGACGATGCCGACCGCGAGAACATCACGGCGACCAGTTGGGGCGAGGACGGGCATACGTTCCTTGCGATCAGCGGCACGGACTGGACCTGGGTCTACGACAAGGCGACGGGCCTTTGGCATGAGCGCGAGTCCTACGGTTCAAGCAAGTGGCGTTGCAATGCCGTGGCGTCGTTCGCCGGCAAGCTGATTGCCTGCGATGCGACCGAAGGCAAGCTGTACGAGATGCACCGCGACCTTGAGGACGAGGCAGGCGACCCTCTCATTCTCGATATCATTACGCCGACGCATCATGTGTTTCCGGATCGGGTCAGGGTCAACAAACTGCGCGTCCGTGCCGTCATGGGGCAGGGCGCTGTCCCTGGCGACGACAGCACAGAAGATCCTCAGATGATGATCCGTGCCAGCCGCGACGGCGGGGCAACCTGGGGCTCTGAGCGATCGGTGTCTATGGGTGTTGCGGGAGAGCGCGTCAAGCGCATCGTCGAGCGCCGTTGGGGGCACTACTCCGACCAGGGCGTGGCGTTTCGGCTTACGACCTCCGCCGCCGTTGCGCGCGGGTTTTTGGACGCTGCTCTTGATGCGGAAAGGCTGCCGGGCTGATGGCAAAGGTCAAGCTTCCGAGCGCGTCCGAGCCTGTCGTTCTCAAAGACGGCACGATCAACCCGACTTGGTATCGGTTTCTGGAAGAACTGACGCGCAAACTCAACGCGCTGATCACGTGAGGGGCTGAGATGTCACTAGGCTCGTTCTTTGGCGACCTATTCGGCGGTAAGTCCGGCGTCAACGCCGCCAATCAGGCTGCTGCGGCTCAGCAGGCGGCGAATGCGCAGGCGCGCGGCGACATCACGTCAAGTTATGGCGCAGCTCAGGGCCGGATCAGCCCCTATGCCCAGCAAGGCCAGCAAGCGAGCACGATGTATAACGACGCCATCGGCGTCAACGGCGCTGGCGGCTACCAGAAGGCGTTCAGCAATTTCAACGCCGACCCATTCCGGCAGGGTGAGAACGACTATACGAACCTGCTCACCCGCAACATGTTCAGGCGCTACAACGGGCAGGGCATGGGCAATTCCGGTGCATCTGGCGCTGCTGTCGCTCGCGTCGGTGCTGAACGCTACGGCCAGCAGGTCGCTGACTATCGCAACCGGCTCATGGGCGCCGGTCAGCAGGGCTGGCAGGCCGCACAGGCGCAGGCTGGCCTCGACACCGGCCAAGGCCAAGCCCTCAGCGGCAATAGCATGAACGTCGGCAATATCGAAGCAAACCGCCTGACCCAAGGCTACCAAGCCAAACAGGCGGGCCTAAACAACATCATGAGCGCAGTCGGCGGCGCCGGCAATCTGCTCATGTCTGGGTTTGCGCCCGGTGCAGGTGGTGGCTACGCCTTCGGAAACATGCGCAACATGCTGATGGGTACGCCGCGTGGTAATTCAGGCTACGGCGCAAGCTGGCAGCCCATTGTGACGCAGGGCTAAGCCATGGCAATCGCCCCGACCCCGTTCGACCTCGGCCCTTCGGCCAACGTCAACCTCCTGATGCAGCCCTTACAGCAGGGCATGCAGTCCTACCGTCAGGGGATGGATCGCCAATTCGAGGGAGAACGCGCTCTCGAAAAGGAAAGGCTTGCACAGAGGGCGGATGCAAGGGCCGAGGAAGACCAGTCTTTTCAGCGCGAGCAGCGTCTTGTTCAGCGCATGGGGGCCATGGCGCAGGTCACGCTTGACGATCCCAACCCGCAGAGAGCTGCGCAGAATTGGGCGAAGGTTCATCAGGCCATGCCGCAACTGGCCGAGCGTCTGAGGCAATACGGCATTGATCCGAACGACTGGAAAGCTGGTGCCTCGTTTGTCGCCGCAGAAGCGGGCAAGTACAAGAGCCCCATCGAGCGGCAAATGCAGACGGCGCAGCTTCAGCACCTGCAGGGACAGAACGCTGTCAACGCGGCACAGCTTCAGCAGATCAAAATGCAGACGCCAGATTGGCGCGCTGCCAACGCTACGCGGTTCGGCTTCAATGCAACAGCGGCACCGGGAACGCCGGATTACAACGACTATCGCCAGTTCGTTCTTACCGGCCAGTACACGCCGCGTGGCCCGATCATCAAGGATGTGAAGCAGAACGAAGCCGTCATCGCGATCGATCCGAGCAACCCGACCGGCAAGCCGACCGAGATCTACAACAACAACTCCACCGGATACAAAGACCTGAAGGACCGCGTCGAGGCCGAGGGTCACATCCGTAAGGAGTTCACAGCTCAGGACACGGTCAAGCAGTTCAGCACGATCCGAGACGCCTACAACAAGATGGAGGCCTCGGGCCGCGATCCGACCCCGGCGGGCGATATCTCGATGATCTTCGCCTACATGAAGATGCTCGATCCGCAGTCGGTCGTTCGTGAGGGCGAGTTTGCAACTGCGCAGAACGCAACAGGCGTGCCGCAGCAGGTTCTCAACCTCTACAACAAGATCCTTGAGGGCCTGCGGTTGAGCCCAGAGCAGCGCAAAGACTTCCTCAACCAAGGCGTGAAGATCTACGGCGAGCAAGAGCGGCAATACAAGGCCATGCGCGATCAGTACGGGCGCATTGCCAAGGATGCCCAGCTCGATCCGAACAACGTGACAATAGACTTCTCGCGCGTGCCTCCGACATCGCCAGCGCCAAAGTTTCCGCCTCCGCCACCAAATCCGCAGGTTCAGCCAGGCGGCGTCTATAACTACAACGGCCAGCCGTGGCGCTTCAAAGGTGGCAACCCAGCCGACCCGAATAGCTGGGAAGCCGCACGATGAGCGGACCTTGGGAGGTCTTCGCCGCACAGCAATCGCCGGCCGCAACGCCAGCCGTTGCTGCAGGGCCGTGGCAGGTATTTCAGCAGCCTGAGCAGCCGCAAGAAAAGCGCATGCCGACCGACTATGCGCCGCTGCCTGCCGTGCCGGGAACGCAACCGCCCGCACCTGCAGATCCGGCGCGCTGGGGCGATAGCCTCAAGCCGTACTTCGGCGGGCATAACCCCGTAGCCGAGACGGTTGACTTAGTCGGACCCGCGCTTGATCCACGCTCGGATCGGCCAATTACGGAACGCGCGCTCGATACGATCAACTTCACGGCCTCGCTGCCATTCCAGGCGCTGCACCTGCCAAGCCTCGGCACAATAGCTGAGAAGGTCACGGGTAACCCGTATCTGCGCCAATCCGAAGAACGGTTCGCACAGAACAACCCAGACCTTCTGCGCACGATGCAGGCCGCTGGCGAGGCAACCATGGGCTTTCCCATGGGGCAGGGCTTCTCGTCTGGCCCGCGTCCGCCCTCCGCCACGCGTTCGACCATCCAAGCCGCCGACGATGCCAACCGCGCGCAAGGCATGGTCAACGATATGCGGCAGATCGGCGTCGAGCCGTTCGCGCCAGCCGTGGCAGCCGCCAAGAGGTCGGACAACAGCCCCGGCGCGCTGACGCAAGCTCTGGCAGACAAGCCGTTCATTGGCACGCCTATCCAGCGCGGCGCGCGTCAGTTCGTTGACGAGATGGCCGATGCTCAGGGCCGCATTACTGCCGAGTACGGCAACTCGCGCACGATGCAGGGCGCGGGCGCCAACCTGCGCGGCGGGCTCGAGGAGTTCAAGGCTGGGCGCGGCGTCGACGTGAAAGAGCTTTCAGACGCCGATCTCCAGGCGCTCGCCAAGTCACCCGCGCGCATGAACACCATGCACGACGTAGCAGCGGCAAAGTATGAACTGGCCGAGCGATACTTGCCCGAGGACAAGGCCAAGGCGCAGCCGGTTGGCAAGGGCGAAGAGCGCGTCATGGGCGCAATGCCCGACACGATCCAAATCTTGCGCGACATCAAGCGGCGTTACGGCTTGACCATCAATAAGAGCGAAGCGGCGGCAGCGTCTCGTGGAAGGGCCAACGACCTATCCCTTGAGAACGCGCCAGACTTTTCCAACCCGCGTTGGACAGGATCGCCCAACATTGACCGCTCGCTCGACACGCTGGTGTCAGCAAAAGGCAACTGGCGCACCGGGATTGAGGGCATGCGGGAAATCCGCTCCATGATCCGGCGTGCCTTGGCGGCCAAGCCAGAGAGCGAGGTCAACGCGCTGTCGCGTGCCGACCTGACGCGCCTTTATGGGGCAGTCTCGCGCGACATGGACACTATGCTGACGCGTCTCGAAAACCAGACGAGGGACAAGATCCCGGACCTGTCCGCACGTTACGCTGCCGCTCGCGAGGCCTTCAAAGATGCCGACAGCTTCTATGCGAAGAACTCTCAGCAGTACGACAGTGTCCGCGGCCTGCTGAACCTGCGTTCCGACGAGTCCGCAGCCGGCGCAGTGATGACGGCTATGCGCGACGGAACACGCGGCAATCAGCAGCTTTTGCTGTCCTTACGCCGCACGTTACCGCGCGAAGTCATCGACGAGATTGCTTCGTCTGTCATCACTGAGCTTGGCAGGCCAACCGGCCGCGCATCGGGCGCAACGCAGGAGGTTGGGTTTTCGCCGTCGCGCTTCGCCAGTCAGTGGAACTCGCTGTCCGATGCTGGCAAGCGGCTGATGTTCGGTCATCGTCCCGACCTGATGCGCGACCTCGACGCGTTCGCCCGCGTGGCGCAGGGCATGGCTGATTTTGAGGCGCTCGCCAACTCGTCGCGCACGGGTGTCAGCAATGCGGTCTGGGGCATGGTCGCGGGCGGCGCGGCGGGCCTGTACAAGATGTCACCGGCCACGCTGGCGCCGGTTCTGGCTACGGCATTGGGAGGTCGTGCAGCCGCGCACTTCCTGTCGTCGCCAGCCTATGTCCGCTGGCTGACGCGTGCCACGCAATTGCAGAAGGGCGGAGCGGATGGCGGTGTGATCGCGCGCCATATCGAATTGCTGCAGCGCATGGTTCGCAATGACAGCGCGCTCGATGAGCAAACGCGTCGAGCAATCCTAACGGCGGGGAATGGGGCCGGCAGAACTCCTGATGCACAGCCGGGTTCCGAACCGGCGCAGCGCTCCAGGCCGGTACCAAGGGGAATGAAGCATGGCTGACGAGCAGTCGCAAGCGCATCCGTTCGACGCACACTTTGACGCCTTTCTAGTAGATCTGAACGGGGACGGTAAGCCTGATGCTGTAGTCAAGGGCAGGAAGCTGTCAGACTATGCCGCCGCGCCTGCAATCCCCGGGGGGGCATACGGCCCGAGCCTTGATGAATTTGACATGCGGGGAGCTCCGTCGTTCGGGACGCAACCAGATCAGGGCGACATATTCACCCTGCGCTATGGAGGACGGCGCATTGGCGGTATTCCGGACTCGCTTCCGTCTCCTGGCGATGTCGGCAATCTGCTGATGCGCGGAATTGACTTCGGTCTTCAGACGGCAGCCGCGGCGGGCGCTACGGGAGGGCCTCCAGGGGCAATCCTGGGAAACGGTGCGCGAGCCATCCGCAACTTGCCGGCGACGGCCGGAGCTGTTGCGGAGCGCATCGGACAAATGTTCGCTGGCGGGCGGCAGGCATCCGGCGAGGCGGCAGAGACGATGGCGCTAGTGCCGCAGATGGCCAAAACAGGTTTCGTTCGAGGCAATGTCACACCGGCCGAGATGGCGGCGCCTTGGCAGAGAATGCCAGATGATGTCGGCGCACAGTCTCCGATGACGCCGCAAGTATGGGAAGCCTATAAGGCCAGCGAACAGGCGGCAGCACGGGCAGCGCGCGACGCCGCAGCGCCGACCGTCTCCCCGCAAAATTTACTGACGGCAAGCCCAAGCACGGCAGATTTCGCCCAATCGCTGCCGAGTGCGCCTCGTTCACCGTCTCAGGTGCAAAGCCTCGGCGGACGACGCCCAGCTGATGACTCGTTCGTGTGGCAGCGCGGCGGTCTGGTTGCGGAGAGTGCCGACCCGTCGCTTGCCGCAGCTCGGCAGCAGGCGTTGCGGCAGGATCGCAGCCGAATGAACAACGTCGACATCGGTTCACCTCCGCCGCCTCGCCAGCCGGCGCAATCGATCCCGTCCGACGCCATCGCTGACGCCACAGTCGCGGCTTACCTTCCGCAAACAGGGTTCCGTGAGATGTTCGCTCGAGACCCAATGCGAGTAATTGGCGACCTGCAGCAGGCAACGGGAGTGCCGCCGCGCGATCTGCTGGCGGCTATGGAGCGGGCAGGGTTCGACTTGTCGTTCTTCACCCGTGACAAGTTCATGACCCGAGAGGGCGGGAAGATGTTGGGATATTTCGCCCCAGGTGGGAAGGAAGCATTCCAGCAGGTGCAGCAGAGCCCGGTTTTGTACCGAGGGCGCAATATGGCACCTCCGCAAGAGGAAAACCTGCTGATGCAGGAAGTAAGAAAGCCGGGGCAGAGAAACAACTAGACGGGTGCTTCGCCGCTCTTGATGAGAGCAAGCATCTCGCTCGTGTTCTTTGCACGCCGCTTCAATTCGTAGACGTCAATCTTTCGGGGGCAATCACGCAAGGCTTGGCGAACAGACTTCGGAAGAGCCTCAAAGATAGAGAAGTCCCGGCGAAGCCAGTTCTGTTCCTCAACCGTGTAAGCCACAACCCGCCTCCGTCTTTGCAACCCTGTCTCTAGCCTAAGAGATCATGCCCGACAACCTCCTGATGCCCGAGGGATCAGGCTAACCGTCGCGCCCACCAAATCAACCCACAGTCTCGCGTCTATCCCTGAAGGATAGAGAATGCTCGACAGTACGACTGTCCTGGAGCCCGGATTCCGGGTAACGGATGCGAACGGCGATCCTGTATCCGGCGCCAAGCTGAAATTCTACGACAGCGGCACGACCACGCCGAAAACTGTCTATGCCGACAGCGCCCTGAGCACGTCGCTTGGCTCGACGGTGACATGCGACAGCGGCGGATATCCGACGTCGGACGGGTCCACTAAAACGCTGATCTGGACCGGCACGGCATCCTACAAGATTATCATCACCGACGCCGACGATGTCACGATTGCCACGCATGACGGCATCACCGGGGCGATTTCCTCGGTCTCGCTCGGCTCCGGCACCGGCACGTTTTCCACGCCGACGACGGCGCTCGCCACCGACACCACGATTGATACGACCTATCTTGGGAAACTGATCAGCGGCAACCCGACCGGCGGTGCGTTCACGCTGACGCTGCCGTCTGCCATTACTGCCGGCAACGGCGCTCGCCTTGGTTTCCGTCATTCCGGCACAGCAAACCAAGTCAAGATTGCCTCGGTCCTTGGCCAGTATATCAAGCATCAGTCCGGTTCGACCACGGCAGGCCTTGCACTCCGATCGTTGGGCCATACCTACTGGTTGGTATCGGACGGCGCGGGCTGGCTCATTGATGTCGAAACGGAGCCGATCAGTTCACGTCAGATCATCATCACGGATCGCCTAACCTCTGTTCCGGCATCGCCCTTGCCAGGTGCGCGGTATATCATCAGTTCAACACCGTCTGGCACATGGGCTACGCTCGGCTTTGCCGCTAACGACATTGTTGAATTCGATGGTCAGGGCGGTTGGTTCAACTACACCCCGACCAGCAATTGCGGCTGGCTGGCCTACTGCCAATCTGACACCATGCTTTATCAATATCGCTCGAGCTCATGGACCGCGCTCAACAACATCACGGCACCAAGCACATCGACGCTAAAACAGGCCGTTTTTACATGGGAAGTCGCCAACAACACGGCTGGCAGCGTGCCAACGACTGGCGCGTTTACGCAGTATACGCTCAATACAACCGTGGTGAACACCATCACGGGCGTCAGTCTTGCGTCGAATATCGTGACCCTCCCGGCTAGCACGTATCTTTGCATCATTGAAGGTGCGTTCTTCGCCACCAATGATGCTGCGATCCGTTTTAAGAGTACAACAGCGGCAACGGCTGTTACCTCGACTAACGTCAACTTCAACAACGCGACGTCTGTCGGCGGCACCGTCACCAGCGCCGGCATCATCACGATTGCCGCACAAGACACGTTCCAGCTCGAGTATTATTGCCAGAGCGCGGGAACGCTTGGCGATCCATCGACGGCCAGCCTCGGAAACGAGGTTTATGCCAAAGTCGCTTTGATCGACGTAACGTCAATTCAAGGTCCGACTGGCGCCACAGGTTCGCAGGGCAGCGCCGGCCCTGGCTACGCCGCGACCTCGACGACATCGATCACCATCGGCACCGGCTCCAAGACGTTCACAACACAATCTGGCTTGGCTTACTTGACTGCCATGCGGGTCAGGGTTGCCAAGGATTCTTCAAACTACATGGAAGGGCCAGTTACCAGTTATTCTGGAACCTCGCTCGTCGTTGCGGTGGATCGTGTCGTTGGTTCCGGCACCTATACGGCCTGGAACATAGGGCTTGTTGGCGATGTCGGTCCCGCCGGCAGCAACGGCGCGAATGGCAGCAACGGCGCGAATGGCACCAACGGGACTAACGGCAGCAACGGCGCCACAGGTGCGTCTGGTCCGAGCCCCGTAGACTATACCTGGGACACCTCCACGACGGCGGCCGATCCCGGATCAGGCAAGGTTCGTGCCAACAATGCAAATCTATCAAGCGCGACGGCGTTGTATATTTCTGAAACCGATCGCCTTGGCAACGCGCTCGCCACCTATCTGCAAACGTGGGACGACAGCACATCGACGACAAAGGGTGTTCTTGAACTGGTCGATACGACAACCCCCGCGAACCGGGCATATTTTTCCGTCACCGGCAGCATTACCGACAACGGCACGTATGACACGATCACCGTCAGCTATCTGTCGGGTGTGACATCATTTTCTGCCGGTAACGTCGCATTGCTCTTTTACCGGACGGGTGACAAGGGCGCGGACGGTGCCGGGGCGGGCGACGTCGTTGGACCTGCTGCGTCTGTTGACAGCGAGATCGCGCTGTTTTCATCGACCACTGGCAAGCTGCTGAAGCGTGCCAGCCTGACGGGCATTGTAAAGGCGACATCTGGCGTTGCTTCAGCCGCGACGGCTGGAACAGATTATGTGGCCCCAGGCGGAGCGCTTGGAACGCCATCGAGCGGCACGGCGACCAATCTAACGGGGCTTCCGATCTCGACGGGTGTCAGTGGTCTTGGCACCGGAGTGGCCACAGCACTCGCAGTCAACGTTGGTTCTGCCGGCGCGTTCGTCACCTTCAACGGGGCGTGTGGCACGCCGTCGTCGCTGACGCTTACCAACGCAACGGGCCTTCCGGTTGCAGGAATCACGGCGTCAACAGTAACGGCGCTCGGCGTTGGTTCAATCGAACTGGGTCATGCCTCAGACACCACATTGTCGCGCTCGTCAGCTGGTGTTCTCGCTGTCGAAGGCGTCACCGTATCGCTGAACTCGACATCGGCCACGCATACGGCGGGAACGATTGAGCTTGGGGCTGCGACCGACACGACGTTGGCGCGTTCAGCGGCCGGCGTGATGACGATCGAGGGCAATACTGTTCTGACCAACGGCCAGTCGGCGACGTTGAGCAAGGGGTTCCTGTGTGCCTGCTACAACATCGGTTCGCCGACAAACGGATCCACGACAACACTCGACCCGGCAAACGGCAATTATCAGTACCTAACCAACAACGTCGCAGGACTGACGATTGCGGCTCCAGCATCGGACTGCGGCATCGACGTTCTGATTACGAACGGTGCATCCGCCGGCACCGTGACGTTTTCAGGTTTTACTGTGGGCAGTTCGACGGGAAGCGCGCTCACGACAACGAATACCAGTAAATTCCTAGTCAGTGTGCGGCGCATCAACTCCGTTGCCACCTACAGCATCTATGCCCTGCAATGATCATCTTAAGACCACACGACCATAAGGTTTTGATCCCGATCCGGCGCACGGATTGGGACCGCCAACCAAAAGGCATCGACCAGAAGTGGCGCGTCACGGCTCGTTTGTCGGACGGCCACGTCTACTGGCGCGGCGAGTTCATGGATCGCGAAGATTGCGACGCATTCGTTCACGCGTTGATGCGGCATGAGATTTGCGATGATCCCATGCCGCGCGAGATCGCCAAAATGCCCATCCCCGAATGGTATCCATTCGAGGTGCCGGTGGTTTACGCCGTCAACACTACGGTAGCTATTACGTCAACCTCGGGCTCGAACCAGACATATTCCGTACCTGCCGACTGGTCCTCGACCAACACGGTGCAGTGCATCGGGGGCGGGGGCGGTGGCGGCACAGCGGGCGCGTACAACTCGCCTACCGATGGCGCGGGCGGTGGTGGAGGCGCCTACGCCAAGTCGGTCAACTTGACTGGCATCACACCGAGCGGAAGCGCAACATTCCGTCTTGAGGCAGCCGTAAGTGCCGCTACGGCGGGCAAAGATACATGGTTCAACGCAAGCGCTTTTCCGGCCTCGGGGCAGGCTTGCGGCGCGAAGGGCGGCGGCGCGGGCGGCCAAGCCAGCAGCAATGGTGCCGGTGGTGCAGCGGCGTCCTGCTATGCAATTGGAACGGGCAACGCCACGGCTTCGGGCGGCGCGGGAGGCACGACGTCTAATTATCCCGGCGCTGGCGGCGGCGGAGCAGCTGGCCCCGGAGGGGCGGGAAAGGCCGGCGGCAACGGCACAACGACCACTGGCGGGGGCGGCGGTGGCGGCGCGGGCGGCAGCTCGGCGACAGCTGGATCCAACGGCGGCACCAACGGCGGCAACGGCGGCAACGGCCCAGCTGGGACCGGGGCGGGCACCGGTGCAACGTCGGTTGGCGCGGGCGGCAATGCCACAGCCAACACAGGCGGAGGTGGTGGCGGCGCCAAGTCGGGCTCCGGCACGCCCACGGGTGGCAGCGGCGCCACTGGGTCCGATATTGACAATGGGGTCACCAAGTATGGCTCGGGCGGCGGCGGCGGCGGCGGTGGTTACATCAGCGTTTCCGCCGGCGGCAATGGCGGCTCGGCAGGCAACTACGGCGGCGGTGGCGGCGGCGGCGGTCAAGACAGTGGTGTCGGCGGCAACGGCGCCCAGGGCCTGATCTATCTGACCTATACGCCCGCCGCCGCATCTTCCTCCATCTTCTTTTCTAAAATGCCGGGGATCGGATAAATGCAGCACGTCGGATATTCCCTTGTTGATGCCACGGGAACGGAAGTCCAGTCTTGGGGAGGTTTACAGGCTGGTGTGACAGCCGGAGCGCCTCAGATGATCCGGCTCCCCAATGGCAATGACGTGCATTGCCCGGCATTGGGACAATTGGGAGATTGGCAACTGCTTGAGCGGTGGCTGGTCGATGACAAGCCACAAGGTCAAGACCTTATCCGTCATGACGTGGCGGTGGAATCCGGCAAAGTTGTCGTTCGTGCCATTTATGCCGCGCGCGATCTGGCAACGTATAAAACCGAAAGCAAAGCCAAGATCAGTTCAGACGCGGAAGCCTGCCGCGAAAAATACCTGACGCCTGGCTCTCTCAAGGCCATGAGCTACCTCAAGGTCGCGCAAGAGGCGGCAACGTATGTCGCCACACAGGGCGCCGGTAACTATCCCCTGCTGCAAGCCCGCGTTACATCTGGCCGATATCCCGACCTTGCCACGGCAGCGGCAGGCACGATCACGATCGAAGACGCAACGACATCTGCCGCCGCTGCGATTGATGCCATCGAGGATCACGCCAAGCTTCTGATTGATGCTGCGACCAGCATTGATGAGGTCAACACCGCGTTGCAGGTGACGTGGCCATGAATGTTTGGTTCGAGAGCCTAAAGACGCTTTACCGTATCGACACTCCGATCAAGGGTCTTTACCGCCGGATTGTCCACCTCATCAACATGGGCGAGATCCCTGAGCAGGACGGTCACGAGTTGATGGCGATTGTCGAGCGTCTGTTGAAGGCCAAAGGCATAGACCCGGACAACGCGCTATGAAACTTTCCGCAGCCGGGTTCGATCTGATCCGGTCATTCGAAGGCTATCACACGGCGTTGCCGGATGGCTCGTGCAAAGCCTACCTTGACACGCTGGCCAAGCCGCACATTTGGACCATTGGCTACGGCGTCACCGAAGGCGTCACCGCTGACATGGTGCTGACGAAGGAACAGGCCGAAGCCATGTTCCGCAAAGAACTGGAGAAGCATGAGGCCATCGTCAGTCGCCTAGTTAGGGTCGAGATCGGCCAAAGCAACTTCGACGCGCTGGTGTCGTTCCAATACAATACCGGCGGACTGCCTGGATCCACGCTGCTCAAGAAGCTGAACAACGGCGACTTCGACGGCGCAGCCAAGTGCTTCGATAGCTGGAACAAGGCGGGCGGAAAGGTCGTCAAGGGGCTGGTCCGCCGCCGCGCCGCTGAGCGCGCTATGTTTGAGCAAGACGCCAAGGATCCGGAAATTCCGGAAGGTTCGCCCGACATGCCCCAGCGTGTTGATGAGCCAGGCAAGGTCAAGGCTTCAGATATGGCTTTGAAGCTTGCCCCGCCGACTGCCTTTAGTATTGGAATGACGGTATTTGAGGCATGGCAAAAGGTCGGCGATGCTGTTGCCGATAAGCTGGCCTGGATCATTGCAAAGCCCATGGCGGCCGGCGTGCTCGCGGCGACTGCGTTGGCTTACTGGCTCATCCCAAAGAGGTCCACATGATCCCGCTGGCTTTGATGGAGTGGATCGCGCCACGGCTCTACAAGCTAATCGGCGCCGGAGTGATGATCACCATGGGTGTATCCGCGTGCGTTTATCGTGATGCGTCGATCGAGAAACGAGGTGAGGTGAAAGCCGTCACCAAGATCGAGAAAGCAACCGACAATGCGGCTCAAGCTGGCAAGCGCGCTGCTCAGCGCTCTACTGCTCCCGGCGTGCGGGTTGGCGTCAGGGACCCCTACACCCGTAACGACTAAGATACTCGACGACCTGCCGCGGGTGCACAACTCGCCGTCCGCCCCATGCTGGATGCAGAAGGAAGTCGCCGCACAGAACTCCTACGTCGACACGGTCACGAAGCAGCGCGAGACGGTCTATAAGGCTCCGTGTGAGGTCAATAAGCCGCCGCCCGCCAAAATCGCGTCTGCCCAATAACCCCCTAACGCGTCTCAGTTGGAGATAGGAACCAATGAACGATGCGACCGGACTTCGAAACAGGGGTAATGCTTGGCCAGACGTTGGCGACCCTCAAAATGCACGACACGAGGCTAACGGATCACGACGAGAGGATTGGCAAGGTCGAGACCGACATTACTACAGCCAAGCAATGGGCGGGCCGAATAGCCACGGCTGGCGGCCTGTGGGCAGCGGGCCTGGGACTTTCGCTCAAGAGCGACGCAATCGGCCAGATCATCGCTCGCATGCTCAAGGCAGCCGCCAATTAAACCGTGTGTGCTGGGCCGGCGTCGGGTCAATTCTGGTCGGAATCGGCCTGATAGCGTTTAGGGTCGTCTGGCACTACTGACGGGGCTACTTCGCGTTGCGGTCGCTTTTACTGAGAAGCGGACATTACTCGGGCTGCTTCGGCGTGCAGTTTATCGTCCATACTTTGGTGCGCCGGTTGAGCGCCCACGTGACCATTAAGAGCCCGCCTTTCAACCAC